ACAGCACATAGGGCTTGGCGCTGTAGGGATCGCGCAGCACCCGGATGCCGACCCGGTCCACCACCAGATAGCCGCGGGCGAAATCGCCGAAGGCGATGGAATAGCTGTTCGAGGCGATGTCGGGCATGTCCTCCACTTCCGTCACCGGATAGCCGAAGATGGTGGCGGGTTGGCCGGCCGCCGCGCCCGGCTGCCAGATATAATTGCCCGATGTGTCCTTGAATTTGCGCACCGCGCTTTCGGTCTTGCGGTTCATCACCCAGCGGCCACCCGCGCGATAGGCCTGCTTGGGCGCATAGGCGAGATCGAGCAGCTTGTCGGCGGGCGCGCTGTCGTCATCCAGAAAGGCGCCGTCGGCGCCACTGGCGACATAGCCGATATTGCCCCAGCTCCAGCTGGCATCCGCGACATTGGTGTAGTGCAGGAACCCCTTGGGCTTGGCCGAACCGTCGCCATTGACGAAGGCCGCGCCTTCCTGCTCGGCGAACACGATCTGCACTTCGTCGGCCAGCCATTGTTCGATATCCACCTGGGAATCGTCCAGCAGCATCTGGGTGGCGGCGGGCATCGCGTAAAGCTCCATCGCCGGAAAATCCAGCGCCGCCAGAGTCGGGCTGTCGGTCTGGCTGATCGCGCCGGTCTCGCCGACCCAGCCGCTGGCCGCGCCGCTGGTGGTGATCGGCTTGCGATAAGTGCCGCTGCCGATCTGCCGCACCGTGGCGATGGCGCGGATGGGCGAGGCCTTGGCCAACACGCGGTCGATGGTGCGCTCGATCTCCAGCGGCACGGTATAGCCGCCATCACCGTTGGACCCTTCGCTCATCGCCTTGATTTCCAGCGTGCCATCGCCTTCGCCCTTGCGGACATAGCGGTCGAACGCCTGCTTGCGCTCGGCGGTGCGAGGATCGAAGGATTTGCGCTCGCCGCCCAGCGCCGGGCGCGCCGCCACCAGGGCAAGCGCGTCGAGCTTCTGCTTCTGCGCTTCCAGGGCGGCGTTGATGCGGTCCACCTTTTCCTCGGTGAGAACGTCGCCCGAACGCTTTTCCAGCTCCTTCAGGCGCTGGTCATTCGATTGCTTGAACGCGTCGAAGCCGCGCATGAATTCGTCGAAGGCCTGCTTGACCTCGAAGTCGCCGTGACTTTCCACAGCCTTTGATTCCAGTTCCATGCTTTCTCCTTTAGGCGCGCATCCGCGCGCCGGCTTGCCGAAAAACCCGCGCCAGATCGTCTGCCTGGCGCGCACCGATGGCCGTGACCATTGACCCTGCGAGCAGCGGGAAGGTCACGACCGATATTTCCCAAAGCTCGACCTCAAGAAGACTGCGCGTGCTTTTCGCCGCGCCGCGTTTCGCGCGCAGGGTGCGAAAGCCGATCGAAAGGCCGTTCAGGGCGCCGTCCGCCAGCAGCGCGCGCACGTCCCGGGCCTGCTCGACCTCCGCCGTCAGGCGTCCGCGCACATAAAGGCCGCGCGGATCCTCGGCGATCTCTTCCCACACCCCGATCGGGGCATGCGAAAAATGCTGATACAGCATCCGCACCTCGGCCGGCCCGCGCCGCCTTAGCGAGGCGGCGAAAGCGCCCGGCGCCACCGTATCGCCCGCGCCGTCCGCGACGCCGAACAGCGAGGCATAGCCCTCGAACTGGTCGGGACCCAACGGGGTAAGCCCCAGGCGCAGCGATTTGCGCGCGAGCGGACGCCGCGCGTGAACGACTTGAACAGGCATGATGATCCTTTGCGACCCCTCCGGCGTTCGCTGGCTTAATCGGCGCTGTGCGCCTGGCCAGCTACCGCCACCTCCCCTTCCCGTGCGCTGACGCGCACGAAGGGGAGGCGGGCCGTCAGCGTGTGCGATCCAGTTTGGTCTCGATCCGGGCGGTGCTTTCCTTGATGGCGCGCACTTCGGCTTCCAGCACCGCGACCTTTTCGATCGCGGCCTGGTCGCTTTCCAGGGTGCGCTCCAGCACGGTGATGCGCTCGGCGGCGCTGCCCGCCCAGAACAGGGCGCCGGCCGTCTGCAACAAAAAAGCCGCCACAAGGGCGGCCGGGATCTTCTTTTCCGTGCCCAGTGGCGGGCGGCAAGGGTCGAGGACGGTCATGGCAGGCCCACATCATTGCCGTGGTTGACGCGCGGGCGCGGCGGGAACGGATAGGCCCGCAACCGCGCCAATTCCTTCACAAGCAATTGTCTGACGCCCGCGCGCGGTCCCGCGGCGGCGCGCGTCATCTGCGGCCCGTTAAGCAGGACGCTGGCGCCCTGGTGCCCGGCCGGGCCCGGAATGCCCAGCAGCAGCTTGACGCCGCCCTGAATGCCGACCGCCACGAAATCGATGAACCAGGACTGGCGCACGGTCTTCAGCGGATTTCCCACCAGCACCAGACTGATGCCGGTCTCGTCGTCCACCGGCTCCAGCTCCACAAACACGCCGGAACGATCCGGCCGCCAACTTTCGTCCAGGATCGGCAATTGCCGCCAGCCGCAATGATAATCCCGGCACAGGCGCGGCCGCGCCGCATAGATGGCGCAGCCTTCGCCCGTACAATGGCGGCAGATCGCGCCGGCCTCTTTCTGAATCTCCGGCTTGTCGATGGCCATCACCGTGCAACAGACGGTGCAGCCGCCGCAGTCGCGCCCGGGAACCAGATCGATGCCGAAATCCATGCGACCGACGATGCCACGGCTCAGAGCGTGTCGCCACCTTCGATGGGGGAATAGCCCGCCGCCGCCCGCTTCTCGTTGATGGTGAGGAACGAGGCCGCCCCCAGCTTCGCCCACAGGCTTTCGCGCGCCTCGGTCAGCGCCTCCACCGCGTCCGCATCATAGCCGATGCGCAAATCCGCGCCGAAGCGGGGCGCCAGCCAGCGGGTGAGCGAGGCGGCCGTCCGCGCCACCAGCGGCAGCACCGTCTGGCGCCAGAAGCTGGAATTGGCCTCGGCATAGTTGGAATAGGTATTGTCGCCCGGGATCCCCAGCAGCATCGGCGGCACGCCGAAGGCCAGCGCGATCTCCCGTGCCGCGACATTGCGGCTTTCGGCGAAATCCATGTCGGACGGCGAATAGCTCATCGCCTTCCACTCCAGCCCGCCTTCCAGCACCATCGGCCGGCCGGCATTGGCGGCGCCCTGATAGGCGTCTTCCAATTCCCGTTTCAGCCGCCCGAACTGGTCGTCGGTGAGGCCGCCGCCGTCGGGGCCCTTATATATAAGTGCGCCGGAGGGGCGGGCGGCATTGTCCAGCAGCGCCTTGGTCCAGGCCGCGCCGGCATTGTGGACCTCCAGCGCCGCGCCCGCGACCTCCAGCGGGGCGAGGCCGTAATAATCGTCCAGCGGATGAAACAGCGTTCCGTGCAGCACCGGCAGGAAGCCGTCCGCGTCCCGCGTCAGCCGGCGCGTCCGGCCCTCGACACAGTAGTCGTAAGCCGCGGGCCAGCCATGCGCCCCCGGCACCACCCGCATCCGGTCGGGCCGCAGCAGATAGAGTTCGCGCGGGCTGCCCTCCAGAGACACCGCTTCCAGATAGGCGTTGCCGGCGCTTTGCAGGAAGGCATACCAGCGTTCGAACAAGACGGGGCCGTCTTCCTCGCGATTGGGCCGCGCCAGCAGCGCCAGCAGCGGATGGCTTTCCAGCTCGCCCTGCTCTTCATACAGGAGCCACGGCACCGAGGCGGCGGCGGCGGCGATCTTCCGGACGCAGGCATAGGCGACGGCATTCCTCATCACCCCGATACGGGCCAGGGTTGCCGCGTCGCGCGGCTCCCAGCGCGCCCGGCCCGCCAATTGCAGCGCGATCATGCCGCCGGGCACGCTTTTGGTTTCGGGCGCGGCTTTGCGGAAAAATTCGAACATCTGGGCTTCCTTATAGTTTGCGCACGCGCGGACTAGCCTTGGTCCGCGCGAACAGGTCCGCCAGCGCCCACACCAGCGCGTCCATCCGGTCGGGACTTTTGGCGCCGCGCCGGCCGTCGTAATGACACATCTGGTCTTCCAGCTCGGCGAAGCATCCGGCGTGATGCACCCGGCCTGCCTCGTAAAGCGCGGCGTAAGGCGCGGCCCGGGCGATCTTGCCGCGCGAGGCATGCACCAAAGCGACCGGCGCGCTCGGATCGGCCTGGTGCAGCACACTGCGGACCATCTCGCCGCCCTGATTGGCCTCGGCGATGATCGCGTCGGCCTCGAAATCGGCGAACGCCTCTATGGCGCGGCCTGCCCAGCCGGCGGGCGAAAGTCCGGCGGCGGAACGATCCGCCAGCACATAGGCCTCGCCGTCCTGGTCGCGGCCCGCCACCACGATGCCGCATTCATCGCCCGCGAGCCCGGCCGGCGGGTCCACCGCCACCACGATGCGCGAAAGATCGGGCGCGGCCTTGGCGCGGGCGCGCTCGATCCAGCCACGTTTCCACAACGCCGATTCATTGTCGGCGATCAGCTCCCCCAGCAATTCCTGGCGGCCGAGCGCGCTGGCGCCATAACGCGCCTGCATGAATTCATAAAAGCCCGGCGCCAGATTGTCCGCATTGTCGGCGGTGCCGCTTTTCGTCACCGCCACATCGGGCGCGGCCATCAGGGCGGCCAGCGCCGGAATGTTGCGCGGCGTCGTGGTCAGCAGCATGCGAGGGCCCTCTCCCAGCCTCAAGGTCATCAATGCCATGTCGAGCGCGGCTTGCGCCTCGCGCCATTTGGCGAACTCGTCGCCCCACAGACCGTCGAACTGATGGCCGCGAAAGGAATCCGGCTCCTCCGCCGACAGCAAGGTCGCCACCGCCCCGCCCGGCCATAACAGCCGGTTGTTCGAGGGCTGGAATTGCAGCCCCGGCACCACCGCCAACAGACCCGATTCCCCTTCCACCATCACGGCCCGCGCATCGGCATGGGTGGCGCCGATCAGGCCGATCCGCGCCATGCGGCCCGCCCGCACTTCGCCGGCGATCCATTCGGCGCCGCTGCGGGTCTTGCCCGCGCCGCGCCCGCCGAGGAACAGCCAGATGCGCCAGTCGCCGCCGCTTTGGGAACAGGGCGGCGGCAATTGCGCCGGCCGCGCCCAGAAACGCCAGTCGGCGGCGAGCAGCGCCGCCTCCTCCGGCTCAAGGCTTTTTAGCAGTTGCGCTCTTTCGGATGGCGGCAAGGCGTTTATCCAATCGGCGCTCCAGGGCCTGGCGCTCGCTTTCGTCATGCCGTGCCACTTTCTTTTCGCGCACCGCGGCGCGTTCGCGTTCCAGCCGCGACAGCCGGTCCAGCGTGCGTTCCAGCGCCGAGAGGGTGCGCGCGTCGGCGGCGCGGCTTTTGGCGTCGCCCGCTTCGGGGTCGGCCTTGGCGACCGCGACCAGCTGCGCCTCCAGCACCGTGATCAGTTTCTTCACCATCATGTCCAGCCATTCGGGATTCAGTTCGGGCGCCGCGTCGGTCATGCTTCTGCCCCATTTGCCGGCGGCGCGCCGCGGCGGGCCCCGCCGGTCGTGAAAATGCCAGAGCAATCCCGAGCGAAAGCCCGCACGCCGGCGCGGCGGCAGCCGCGTCGGAAGTCAGGGCGTCATTCGGGAGATGACGCTTGTGTATGGTTCATCCGCGCCGTCGTCAACGGGCGCGCGCGATTTCCTGCAGCTCTCCACGGCCCTCTCCTTGAAACGGCCGCAAATATCGGTCAGCTATCCCGCACAATGTCCCAGGGCGACAACCGATGGACGGGGGCCGATCTCAGCAACACGCTGCGGATCGCCAACCGCTTCGCCCCCGCTTTCGCGGT